CTGCACAGATGTTGTGCACGGCTCATCATCATTACGCTGAGAAACTTGGATATGATAGTAGCTATATACCTTACAAAAAAGCTCATTATAATCACCCATCAACTATATGGTGTAGACAAAACAGTAGACAGTATTATTGGTTGTTTCATCATATGATAGCATTAGGTAATGAGTATACAAAAAGATATGATAAAACTCATTTGACAATAACTAAATGCTTTGATGCATTACAGTATTGTCCTGTTGGCATGCCTTTAGGTGGTAAGTTTAATCAACCTCCACAGGCAATGCCCGATGAGTATAAACACAAAGACAGTATTATTGCTTATTGGCAATATTATATTAATGATAAGTCTCATATTGCAGCTAAGACTGAAAATAAATATGAGCAAATACCAATTTTTAACTAAATAATTATTATATGTTAAAACTATTTATTATCTTTACAGGCCTATTGTCATATGACAGTAGCAACCTAAATAAGAACGAAGGGCAGAGACTATATGTAACTGCTACAATTTATCATGCTGTTGAAGAACAAACCGACAGTACACCTGATATAACAGCGTCTGGCTATAAAATTAATATGAAAGACCCATTATCCGATAGGATAATAGCTGTAAGTTGGGATCTTGAGAACGAATATAAATTTAAGATGGGCGATAAAGTTCATATTGAAGGCACAGGAGTTCTTGACGGTATATGGTTTGTAAGAGACCGTATGAATCCAAGGTTTAGAAAACGTATAGACTTCCTTGTACCACAAGCTATGAAAGGTGGTAAATGGGAAAAAGTTATCTTAACCCATGAAAAATCATTTTACAAATGATTTAATATAGGGTGACAAAAGCCCTATATAATACTAATAATAACAGGCTAATGTCACACAGAAATTTAGAGTATTTACATCGTAATAGAATAATATACAGAGGTTATCCTGATGATGAACCCACGGAGTCATATTGGTGGGGTAGTTATTATGAGGAGGGTACTTATGAATGTTATGAGCTGTTTAGAAGTACAGCTAAGATTACTACATTTAGATCTCTAAAGTGGCATTTGTCCGTGTTATGGTGGTTAAATCCTAACATTGATAGAAAAAAATTTAGAAATTTATCACAATTTATCTGTGATAAGTCAAATGGATTTATTACCTTTACAATACCAAGTAAAACCCTTGATCATTTAATTGATAGTTTTGCTAAAACTAAGAAGCCTCCTAAAAATAAATTGAGGAAGATTATATTTAAGCCAAACTTAATAATAGATGTATCTGAAAAACTAAAGATAGTTGGGTCGTTAATTGGCAGGGGAAGAATATCAAGAACTGATATTTATGAGTGGATGTTGAATATTAACAGCTTGGGACAAAAGATAACTATAGCTAAACTAGCTAATTGTTTGAAGTGTTCTTCAAGAACTATTCATAGACATATGAGTGATGAATTAAAAAATGAGAAAGAACAATTAAACAATATGTTAGATGAGAAAGTATAACGTTGAGAACTATGTCAGATATAAAACTGATATAGCAAACGTCTTAACAAAAGACTTGTATGAATCAGAAGATTTTAAGAGCATGTCTCGTGATCAACTGATTATAAAATTTCTACCGTTAGTAGAAAATATAGCTAAAAAGTTTTCGACAGCGCAACCAGCGTCAGGTGTACTAGATATATTAGATCTGATACAGTTTGGCAATATAGGTTTAATAAACGCTGTTGATAAAATAGTACATGAAAAACTAGATGAATCAAAGGATAAGAATAATACATTGAAATCATTTTTATCTAAACGTATCAAAGGTAACATAAGACGTTCCATTGATATAAATAAAGGTGGTTTACGTATACCTGAGCATAAGCTCGCAGAGATGAGGAATCAAACTGCTGACCGAAATGCTGTAAATAAATTCTTTGACTCATTGTTTTTAAGTATTGAAGAGATATCTGAGAATAATAACCAGGTCTTTGATATACCAGATAAACAACCTGAATATAATGAGGAAATGTTTAATATCTATTTAAAGTCTTTATTGCAAAGATACTTAAATAGAAAAGAGTACGAAGTACTGCGATTAAGCTATGGCTTAGACTGTCCAAAACATAGTGCTAAAGAAATAGCACAGACACTACAGATCAAAGGCCAGAGTGCTTATGTAAGAGTTTCGCAGCTTAAAAAACAAGCTGTTGAAAGATTAAAACAGAATGTAAAACATTCAGAAATTTTAGATTATATACCATGAATTTAAACCAGAAACTAAAAGACATACAGGTACAATTTAAGGCTAAGAAAACTAGGTTTAATAGCTTTGGTAAGTATTATTTCAGGTCTGCTGAAGATATACTTGAAGCTGTAAAGCCTCATTTAACAAAGCACAATGTAACTGTTATAGTTAATGAAGACCTTGTTATAGGCGAATTTGGTCCTATAATAAAAACCACTGCCACAATTACTGACGGTACTGATTCAATAAGTGCTGCCGCGGTTGTTGGTGTAGACCTTGCTCAAAAGGGTATGCAAGTACCGCAGCAATTTGGTAGTGCAAGCTCGTATGGTAAGAAGTACGCGCTTGGTAATTTATTCTTAATCGATGATACACAGGATAGTGATGCGACTAATAATCACGGCAAAACATCTGACAAAGCTTTTTTAAAGGCTGGAACAGACTCGTTTAATAAAGCTGTTGACTATGTCAAGGCAGGTGGAAAAGTTGATGCGATTAAGAAGAAGTACTCTATGTCAAGTGATGTAGAGTCACAACTTAAATCTATTTAAGATGAATAAACAGGCGATTGAAAAGCTTCGTAACGACGAGCTTTACTACGGAGATTATGGAAAGAAGTTCCTGAGTAATAGCGACATCGGTACGTTGTTTAACAATCCGCTAGCACTTGGACAACCAAGTACTGAAACTTCTGCTTTTTTAGTAGGTAAGTATTTTCATACTGCAATACTTGAGCCAGATAAACTTAAAAGCTTTAAGGTTATAAAGTCTACGACTCGTAACACTAAAGCATATAAAGAGATATCAGGCGGCGAGCTATGCCTACTAGAAAAAGAAGTTGATATGATCGAAGCTATGACAGCAAAGATTATGGACAATGAAGTATGTAGAAACTTAATACTAGGTTCAGATGGTAGCAATAACGTGAAGTATGAAGAACCAGGTATTGTCGAATTATACGGCAATAAATGGAAGGGCAAGGCTGATATTGTTAACCATGATGAAAAGGTTGTAGTTGATTTAAAAACAACAGCTGATATAAATAAATTTAAGTCTAGTGCATATCGTTATAACTACGATTCACAAGCATTTATATATCAAAAGCTATTTGGATATGACTTCGTTTTCATAGTAATCGATAAGAACACAAATCAAATAGGAATATTTGACTGTTCAGATGAATTCTTACAGCGTGGGGATTTGAAGGTAGAGAAGGCTAGTGGAATTTATGACTTATTTTTTAAGACTAAGGACTTTGATCCTAAGCAATATTTTATAACCAAAACACTTTAATTTAATATTATGGCAAGAACCAGAAAAAGAACATGCGACGTAACAGGCATGACAACAAGCGTAAATAATTTTTACACAAACCAAAGTCACGTTAAAGCCGTGGATAATTTAAGAAGACTAACAGGCGCAACTAAGAGCCAGATGTCTAGAATGTTTAACCAATTATCTACATATTAATATGGCTGGTATTATAAAAACAAGCATTAACTTAACTGCTATTCCGAAGGACAAAATTATTACAGGTAAGAAAGGTAAGTATTTACCTATATCTATCAGTATTAATGATGAGCCTGATCAGTTTGGTAACAACGGTCCTGTGATCGTTGATCAAACTAAGGAAGAGAGAGAAGCCAAAGCTGCTAAGACTTACTTAGGTAATTGCAAGGTAGTTTGGACAAACGGTGCTTTTCCTGAGCCGGTTCCAGTACAAGGTGCTGCACAACCTGCTCCACAACCAGTTGCAGATAAACATGACGATATACCATTTTAATATATGAAAGTAAACGAGACAGAGATTAACGGATTTACGATTGATAACTTCAATCAACATAGCCTTGACATAGGTAAACCACAAGGTATATGTCCTTTATGCTCTCATGATCGCAAGCCCAAGAATAGAAAGCTTAAATGTGCTAGCTATGATTGGGAGCGAGGTCTCGGTACTTGTCACAACTGCAACGAAACATTTCAACTACACACATATGAAAGAAAAGGAAGTGCTGCCAAAGAATATGTAAAACCGGAGTTTGACCATACTACTAATAAACCTCCGGGTAGTAAAATGTTGAGGTGGTTTGAATCAAGAGGAATATCTCAGGGTACACTTGATGCATTTGATGTATCTGAAGGCCCTGAGTATATGCCTCAAACTAATCAAGTTGAAAACGCTATTAAATTTAATTACCACATGGGTGGTGAGCTCGTTAATGTTAAGTACCGTGACGGTAGAAAAAACTTTAAACTGTACAAAGGAGCTGAAAAGATATTTTATAACGTAGATAGTGTTGTTGGATATGATTGGTGTGTTATAACTGAGGGTGAGATAGACGCATTGTCTTTACATGAAGCTGGCGTTAAGTCAGTTGTGTCAGTACCTAACGGTGCTACACTGAATAGTAACAACTTAGATTATCTTGATAATTGTATAGATTATTTTGAAGATAAAACTAAAATTGTTTTAGCTATTGATAATGATGAAGCAGGTCAGGCATTACAACAAGAGCTTATACGTAGGCTCGGTGCTGACGTATGCTACATTGTAGATTTAAAAGACTGTAAAGATGCTAACGAATATCTCGTTAAGTATGGTAAGGAAGATCTTGCTAATATAGTAGCGATCGCACAACCTGTACCGCTTGAAGGTGTTTCAACTTTGAAAGACTTTGAAGAGGAACTGAAAGACTTTGTCAAACATGGTTTTAAACCTGGATATCAAATAGGTTTAGATAACTTTGATAAAGTATTTAGTACATACACAGGTCAATTTATAACTGTAACAGGTATACCTTCGTCAGGTAAGTCTGACTTTGTAGACCAAATGGTTGTTGGATATAACCAAAAGTACAGCTGGAAAACAGCTTACGCTTCCCCGGAAAACCAACCTACCTTTTTACATGCACATAAATTAATGCGTAAGTTCTGGCAAGATCTACCATTACCCTCTGATATCGATAACCAAACATGGAAGAACGTATCATCACATGTTAATGATAACTTCTTTTTTATCGATATGGACAAGTATGACCTTAAGTCAGTACTAAGAAAAGGTGCTGAGCTTGTAAAGCGTAAAGGTATTAAGTGCTTAGTTATTGATCCGTTTAATAAAGTTAGAAATACTGATAGTAAATCAGATGATGTTAACAAGTATACATTAGATTATCTAACTGAAATAGAATCATTTGCTAAGAAATATGATGTATTAGTTATTATAGTAGCACATCCTACTAAGATGTATAGAACACAAGATGGTAAAATTGAAGAGCCAACTATGTATAACATTAAAGGTGGTGGTGAATGGTATGATGCAAGTTATCATGGCTTGCTTGTACATAGAGACTATGAAGCTAAGAACACAAAAGTAAAAGTATTAAAAGTTAAATTCCAAAACTTAGGTGAAAACGGTGCTGAATCATTTTTTAAATGGGAGCCAAAGTCTGGCTGTTATGTACCTGATGAGCAACCAGTTGAGGAAGAATTACCATGGAACTAATGAAAAGATTTTATAATGCAAATCATGCGTTTAATTACTATCATGATTTAATAATCAGAGAAGGTATAGATTTTAGTAATACAAAAGCTATATTTAACTGTGGGTTTTATATAGAAAATCCATTAGAAAACCACATAACAAATGAAGAACGTGGTTGGAAACATGAGTATGCTGAAGCCGAATGGCAATGGTACTTATCTGGCGATCGTAATATAAAGAAGCTTGGCAATATCTACGGCAAGGTACCTCCTATATGGGAGCGTATGGCTGATGATAAAGGCAATGTTAATTCTAATTACGGTTGGCAATGGCTACGTAATAACCAATATGGTTATGTTGTTGATAAGTTAAGAAAACAAATCGACACTAGACACGCAGCCGTAAGTATATACGACGCAAAAGAAAACGAGGATTATAATTATGATACGCCTTGTACTTACGCGGTGCAATTTACAATTATAGATGACAAGCTATGTATGTCTGTGTACATGCGATCTAACGACCTCTGGTATGGCTTTTGTAACGATCAATACTGTTTCAGTAAGTTACAAGAGAAAGTTGCTAAGGATGTAAATAAAGAGATCGGATGGTATTACCATCATGCACATAACATGCATTTATATAATGATAAGCTATGACATACTACATTTATCATATACCAGGTAAAAAAATTGGTGTGACGTGTGATCTTAATAACCGGGTCACTGTACAACAAGGTTACAAGCCTGATGAGTATGAGATACTAGAAAGCTCTACTGATGTAGATTATATATCAGACAGAGAAATAGAATTACAAAAGGAATATGGTTACAAAGTAGACCATAGACTTTATAAAACTTTAAACCCCAAAACCAAAATGAAAATAAACGTAACAGAACAAACTACAACGTTTCCAGTACCTGTCGATAAACTAAAAGGTAGATTACATGATGTTATCGGTATGGAGTGGGAAACAGATCACGGTCGATTTACAATAGACAGTGATACAATACAATGGATAATGAAGAACGTAAAGACATCCATGTATAATCGTAACAGGTCTTACATATATAACAAAGCGTTTTCAGTGTTTACTAATAAACCTGTTGTTAAATGCTCTAAAAAACCTCTTAAGATGTTTGAGAACATAAGAACATGGGCAGATGAAAGAGGTATATATGCCAAAGGCGATTCAAAAACTCAATTAATTAAGTTACAAGAAGAGATGGGTGAGTTAGCTAAAGCTACACTAGAAAAAGATCAACCAGAAGTAATTGATGCTATTGGTGATATGGTTGTAGTATTAACTAACCTTGCACATTTAAACGGCGTACACATTGAAACGTGTATAGCAGAGGCTTATAACGTTATTTCAAAGAGAAAAGGTAAAATGATTAACGGTACATTTGTAAAAGATGAAGGTTAAAACTACAGATAAAATAGTTCTTGACGTCATCAAGAAGATGGATGAAAGAAGTTTGGTTGGTCAAAAGAAATACGGCCAAACAATGACCGATGAGGTTGAGCAAGGCATGAAAGATCTTAATGATTTTTTAGATGATACTCAAGAAGAGATAATGGATGCGTTGTTATATATACAAGCGGCTAAAAAATGTTTAGGCGACAAGATAATATACAGTTATCCAGATGAGGAGGAAAATTAGAAGAAAGAAACGAGGTCCTGTTGTCAGTAAAAAAGTTACTGTCGATGGGATTAAGTTTGCTAGTGGACTTGAAGCTTATATGTATAGAGCATTAAAGAAAGCTAAGATAAAAGCTCATTATGAGAAACGATCGTTTGAATTACAACCGTCATTTGAATTTAATAATTCATCTTACGAAAGACAATCAAACGGTAAAGGTGATATGATAAATAGAGGAAACAAAAAAGTTTTAGCTATAAGTTATACACCAGATTTTGAAGGCACGAATTTTATTATTGAATGTAAGGGTAGAGCTAATGAATCGTTTCCAATACGTTGGAAGTTATTTAAAAAGATCATAGCAGATAAATATCCTAAGATGAGGTTGTTTAAACCACAGAAACAAAATGAGTGCGATGAAGTTGTTAAATTAATAAAACATGGCTAGACTAACATTACAAACTTATAGATTTAAACCTAAAAAGAAAAGACCAGGTATACACTCTAAGAACAGGCATACAAACCAAAAGAGTGGTAAGTACTACAGTGGATCTAGCTACAGAGGACAAGGAAGATGAAATTAATTAGTTGGGAATTAAGCTTTGGATTATATCCAGGGTTTTTATTTGGATACAGACAATACATAAACAATGAAGACTTAAAAGTTGATCATGTATTGTATGTATTTTTATTTGATATTTGTTTATCTTTATATTACGAATAATATGGGACTATTTGATAAAAGAATTGCATATAAACCTTTTGAGTATCCAGAATACTATACAGAAGGTTGGTTACCACAAGCGCAAGCGTTTTGGCTACATACAGAAATACCTATGTCAGGTGATGTAAAAGACTGGAACGAAAAACTTACAGAAGAAGAAAAGCATTTAGTTGGTAATATATTATTAGGGTTTGCTCAGACTGAGTGTGCGGTATCAGATTACTGGACACAGAAGGTTGTTGGCTGGTTTCCGAAACACGAGATACAGCAGATGGCTATGATGTTTGGTTCGCAAGAAACAATACATGCTGTAGCATATTCCTATTTAAACGAAACGTTAGGGTTAGAAAACTTCGAAGCGTTTTTACACGAGCCTGCCACAGCGGAAAGGTTCGATAACTTAGTTAGTTATGATGGTACAGATCCAGTAGAGATCGCTAAGTCTTTAGCAGTATTTAGTGCGTTTGCTGAAGGTGTTAGTTTATACTCTGCGTTTGCGGTGCTATATAGCTTTCAACTAAGAAACTTGTTAAAAGGTATTGGCCAACAAATGAAGTGGTCAGTACGTGATGAGTCACTACATAGTAAGATGGGTTGTAAATTATTTAATCACATGTGTGAAGAAAAATCTATGTTACGCAAAGCTTGTAAGCCACACGTAGAAGATGCAGCGATGACAATGCTAGAATTAGAAGAAAAATATATAGACAAGATGTTTGAGAAGGGTGATCTGGAAAACTTAACAGCTTATGATTTGAAACAATTTATAAGAAGAAGAACAAATGAGAAACTTAAAGAGCTCGGATATAAAGAACTCTTCGACTACGACAAAGAAGCCGCGAAAAACTTGGATTGGTTTTATCATCTTACTGGCGGGCATACTCATACCGACTTTTTTGCTATTAGGCCAACAGACTACAGCAAAGCGAACGAAGGCGAAGATTTCGAGGATATTTGGTAAGTGATATATGTGGAGCAATAGATGGATAAAAGGTCAGGACTACCCAGAGTGGGCAGAGGCTGACGTGTATAAAAAAACAATAACTGGTGGTTATCTTTATAATGGAGAGACACCTAAAGATGCTTACAGACGTGTAGCTAAAACAGCTGCAATGCGACTTAAAAAGCCTGAGCTTGAAGATAAATTCTTTGAGTATATATGGAACGGTTGGTTATGTTTAGCATCGCCAGTATTATCAAACCTAGGCACAGAGAGAGGATTACCGATCTCTTGCTTTGGTATTGATGTAGCTGATAGTATACAGGACATAGGTAAGAAAAACCTAGAGATGATGCTGTTAGCTAAACACGGTGGTGGCGTAGGTATAGGTATTAATATGATCAGGCCAGCTGGTGCTGAGATTACTATGAACGGTACATCAGATGGTGTTGTACCTTTCTGTAAGATATATGATTCAACTATACTAGCTACAAATCAAGGCGCTGTACGTAGAGGTGCTGCGTCAGTTAATTTAAATATAGAACATAAAGACTGGGAAGACTGGTTAGAAATAAGAGAGCCAAAGGGTGATGTCAATAGACAGTCACTTAACTTACATCAATGTACTATTATTGGTGATAAGTTTATGAGAAAGCTTGCTGCTGGTGATAAGGTTGCAAGACGTAAGTGGGGTAAGCTATTACAAAAGCGTAAAGCAACTGGCGAGCCTTACATAATGTTCAAGGGTAATGTTAACAAACAAAACCCTAGTATGTATAAAGATAATGCTCTGAAAGTGTTCATGACAAACATATGTTCAGAGATCGTATTACATACAGATGAGAACCATAGTTTTGTATGCTGTTTATCTAGTTTAAATCTAGCTAAATACCATGAGTGGAAAGATACAAACTTAATATACGATAGTATATGGTTTTTAGACGGTGTGTTAGAAGAGTTTATACAAAAGGCTAAGAATAGAAGAGGTTTTGAAAATGCTGTAAGGTTTGCTGAAAAGAGCAGAGCTTTAGGCTTAGGTGTATTAGGTTGGCATACTTATTTACAACAACTAGGTTTTCCTTTTGAAGGTTTATTATCACAATATGAAACAAGAAGGATCTTTAGCCAGATTAAAATTGAAAGTGAAAGGGCTAGCATGGCGCTTGCAGAGACGTATGGTGAGCCGCTATGGTGCGTGGGTACCGGATTCCGTAATACTCACCTTCGTGCTATTGCACCTACCGTTTCTAACTCAAAGCTTGCTGGCAATATTAGCCCAGGAATCGAGCCGTGGGCTGCTAATGTATTTACGGATCAGAGTGCGAAGGGCACGTTTATCCGTAAAAATCCTACTTTGGTCGAAGAACTAAAGAAACATAATCTTAATACCGATAAGATATGGGATCAGATATTAGCTGATGGTGGATCTGTACAAGGTATAAAAGCTTTGGACAAGATAAATGTAGGTGAACATGATGTACCTATTAAAGAAGTTTATAAAACTTTTAAAGAGATAAATCAACTAGAGCTAGTCAATCAAGCTGGTATACGTCAGCAATACATTGATCAAGCTGTTAGTTTGAATTTAGCATTTCCTTCTGAAGTAGATCCTAAGTGGTTAAATAAAATACACTTAGAAGCTTGGAAGAGAGGAATTAAAACATTATATTATATGAGAACCGAGTCTGTGCTTAGAGGTGATATAGCCAAACAAGCAATGGACCCTAACTGTTTAAGCTGCGATGGATAATTTATTAAAAGAACTACTAGATCCTGTTGACCCTAAAGTATTTTTTAAACAATACTGGGGTAAAAAGCATTTAGTATTAAGAAGAAACAAACTTAAAAATCTGTTTAACTGGAACGACTTTGAACAGTATATGAATGAGTTTCCTAAAATACCTAACCTACAAATAATAGGTTGGGACGATAAGCATGAGAAGTGGTGTCTTGATAAAGTTAAAAATGGTAAACTAAAATTACCTATGTTAACTAAAACTCAAGTACATAATGCTTGGAAAGCAGGTAAATCAGTTGTAATACCGTTTGCTGAATACAGAAAAGAAATACTAATGAATGTTTGTAAAACATTTGAAAAGTATTTTGCAAAAGGTCAGGTTAATGTATATGCTTCACCTGGTAAAGGATCTAAGAGTTTTCCGGCTCACGCTGATAACACAGAGAACTTTTTGTTTCACACTGAAGGTAGAGTTAAATGGAGAATATTTAAAGAGTTTGCGCCTGATAAACCAAAAGAAATACTTGAAGAGTTTATATTAGAAGCAGGCGACTTGCTATACATACCACAGTTTCAGTATCATGAGGTAATACCTGTTGGTGCTAGAATATTATGTAGTATACATTTTCCAAACAAACCAAAGCAGTCGTTAAAGAATTTTAAAATATCTAAAAATTCTAAACGAGAGCCTTGGTATAAATGGCAACCAGAAAAGTATGATGCTAATGGCTATTTAAATACTGAAGACTTTCCATATAAATGGAGAGATAACAAGAAGTGGTAGTATGAAACACGAAGAAAGAAGACAGCATCAAACACATGATGCAGATACTTTTCTTGAATATAGAAAGAAACAAGAACAAGTACATTTAAACAGAATAAAAGGTAGTACTAACCCGTTAGATGCTATACTTACTATTGAACTTAATACAACTGAGTTGTGTAATAGAAAATGTGTATTCTGTCCGCGTCATGATTCAAGTGTGTATCCTAACAGAAATTTAAATATGTCTGTTGATACGGCAGAGAAAATAGCAAAACACTTGGCTGATGCTAATTACACAGGTAGAATATCTTTTAGTGGATACAGTGAAGGCTTATTAAATAAAAGCTTTCCTGATATAGTTTTTACTTTTAGAAAACATTTAAAAGATAATCTACTAGAGTGTAATACAAATGGCGATATGCTAAAGCGTAAACCACAATTGATATTAGATATTTACAATGCTGGCTTGTCTATGTTTTATATAAACTTGTATGATGGACCAGAGCAAGCAGGTGCATTTGCAACGTTGATGGATGAAGCAGGTATATCTAAGTCAAAGTATAGTTTACGCGCACACTATAATTTAAAAGATTATGGTTTAAAGCTTAACAATAGAAGTGGTATTATAGACTGGATAGGTTTTGAAGATCATGATATTGAAGCTTTAAAAGGCAAGCCATGTCATTACCCATTTTACAAAATGTTTGTTGACTGGAACGGTGATGTGCTGTTCTGTTCAAACGACTGGGGTAAAGAAAGAAAGATAGGTAACATAGCCAAACAAACATTAGAAGAAGTATGGATGGCTGATGATATGAAAGAGATAAGACAAAGATTAAAGCACGGTGATAGATCACAGAGCCCATGTAACAAATGCTCTGTTAAAGGCGATTTATTTGGTAAGCCTAGCTTTGATCTTATAAATAAACATTATGAAAGTAGCGATAACAGGAACAACTAGAGGGTTAGGTAATGTAATAAAAGAAAAGATAAACGCCGTAGGTTTAAACAGACCTGCTTACAATATAAGTACTGAAGATGGTATACAAAACATAATACAGTACTTAATTAAAAATGATGTAAGAGTGTTTATTAATAATGCTTATGATGGCTTTGCTCAAACAAAGCTGTTACAAGCGGTATATGACATCTGGAAAGATGATAATGAAAAGATAATTATAAATATAAATAGTAGAGCTAAATATAGAAACTTATCAAAAGGCTATATGTATTCAGCTTCTAAATCATCGTTATCACATTTGTCTGACACATTAAAGTTTACAACAAACAAACAATGTAAGATAATGGATATTAACTTTGGTTTATTAGAGTCTGATTTACCTAGCGTATCATATGATGACGCCGCTGAATATATAGTGTGGATGTTAAATGCACCACAAGATATAGAGATAAGTGAAATATCTATATGCAATACTAAACCTTATATTGAAGTACAGAAACTAAAACAAATAAAATTAAATGAAAGCAGGAAAAATATGGGGCAAGACTGAAAAGATCCACGCTAATGGAGTTTTTGAGTTTCACCGAATAGAATTTAATAAAGGATTTAAATGTTCAGAGCATGAGCATGAATTTAAATGGAACGGATTTTATGTAGAATCTGGTAAGATGCTAGTAAGAGTTTGGCAAGATGATCAAGACTTATTAGACGAAACAATACTTGAAGCAGGTGATTTTACTATGGTTAAACCTGGTAAATACCATCAGTTTGAAGGAGTAGAAGATGGTGTAGCGTTTGAGTTGTACTGGGCTGAGTTCAACCATGATGATATAAAGAGAAGAACATCAGGCAAGAGAGTATGAAAGATATAGTATTTGTAATACCCGCTAGACTAGAGAGTACTAGACTAAAGCATAAAATGCTTCTAGAGTTTGATGGTGAACCTCTAATACGTATAGTGTTTGATAAGGTTCGCATGATGGGTTATGATACGTTTGTTGTAACTGATAGTCCTAAAATAGCAGAGATTATACCAGAACGAAACGTTGTTATGACTACTGAAGCTGAGAACGGTACAGCTAGAATAAGACAGTTAGGTGATTTTTTAGACGAGTATCAAAATGTAATAAACATACAAGGTGATATGATAGATATATCATACGATACTGTAAAGCCGTTTATAGACAGAAGCAAAGAAAGTTATTTTGTATATACTTGTTACACAAAAGGTTACGAGCCAAATGGTGTTAAGGTAATACATCAAGACGGTAAAGCAATGTGGTTTACAAGATCTGATATAGGTTATGGCGATAGACATCTTGGTATATACATGTACAAGCCTTACGCGTTATCATGTTATGATTTATTAACTGATGCGTATCCACAAGAAAACTTAGAACAAAATAGATACTTAGGTTTATACGAAATAAAAGTTTGTGAAGTTAGCTATGATGGTAGAGAAATAAATACAATTGAAGATGTTAATGGATAAGTTTATAATATCAGGACCGTGTGTTATTGAAAGCGAATACACATGTATGAAGATAGCAGAGAAAGTAAAGGAACTTACAGCTAAGTATGGTTTTGATTATATATTTAAAGCTTCATTTGATAAAGCAAATAGAACTTCTGTAGACTCATACAGAGGACCAGGTTTGCAAGAAGGTCTAGAGATATTGGCTAAAGTAAAAGAAACGTTTGATGTTAAGATAACAACAGACATACACGAACCAGTGCAAGCTATACAAGTAAAAGATGTTGTTGATGTTATACAAATACCTGCTTTTTTGTGTAGACAAACAGATCTTTTATTAGCTGCTGGTAGAACTGGTAGAACAGTTAATATAAAGAAAGCACAGTTTATGAGTGGTGACAACATGGAGCATCCAATTAAAAAAGTGCAAAACACAGGTAATAATAATATAATGGTAACTGAACGTGGAACTATGTTTGGCTTAGGTAACTTAGTTGTAGATTTCAGGCAGATACTAGATATGAAAAAATTTAACGTACCTATAGTTATGGACGTTACACACTCAACTCAAAAGCCTAGTGCTCTTGGCAATAAAAGCGGTGGTGATAGAAAATACGCACCATATATTGCTAAGCTAGCACAAGCAGTTGATGTTGATGGTTACTTCTTTGAGGTACATCCAGACCCAGACAAAGCTTTAAGTGATGGTCCAAACATGGTACGATTAGATAACTTTGAAACAATTTTAAAATTTATAGCATGAGAATATTTATAGGAAGTGATTCACGTCATCCGCAAGCTACAAAAGTAGTTAGAAAGTCTATATTGGATAACGGTGATCACGAGGTTATGTCTCTAGTAAAAGCACAGCTAGTTAAGCGTGGTATTTATGGTAGACAAGATGTACCTAACGAATCAACAGAATTTTCTTTTACAAGATTTTATACGCCATTGTGTAATAACTGGAATGGTATAGCTATATTTTGTGATAACGATTTTGTATGGAAGTGTGATCCTGAAGAGGTTGTGCAATACCTAGGAGATAAAACAATAGCAGTTGTAAAGCATGATCTAGATAATGTTAAAGGAACAAAGATGGATGGTGTTAAAAACAAGATGTATCCAAAGAAATGTTGGAGTTCATTAATAGTTTTTAACTGTGAAAAATTAAAAGATATATTAACTAAAGAATATTTAGATAATGCTACACCACAACAATTACATCAGTTTGAGTGGATAGATGAGAGTGAGATAGCTGAGATACCAGTTGAGTATAATCACTTAGTAGGTTATTATGAAAAACATGATAACATAAAGGCAATACATTATACTAACGGTGGTCCTTGGTTTGACAAATACAAAGATGGAGAGTTATCAGAAGAGTGGTGGAACGTATACAACAGCTTGTAAAGAATAAATCAGTAATACTTGTTGGCAACTCTGTAGAGTTAATGCATCATGATCATGGTAAGTTTATAGACAGCCATGATATTGTTGTGCGCTTTGGTAGAGCTGTTGATACTATAGCTGATGATAAAACAAAACAACTAGGTGGTAAAACAAATATATGGGTTACTGGTCAGTTTAGAGCACCTGTTTGGATAAGGCGTAATGAAGAATTTACAAAAGGTAAGTTTAAAGACGTTGAAATATTACTTAATAGATGTCGTGGTAATTTTTTACTTAAGAACTGGATATTAGAAGATCACTTACCAAAGGGTATGCCTTATACTCAGATGTGGTCAGACGCAGAACTAGAATCGTTATGGAACGGTTTTGGTAATTCATTATACAGCTTAAAACTCAGGCCTTCAGCTGGGTTTCTAACAATACTATATTTTATTAGGGAAATTAAAACTCAAAAGAACTTGAGTATTATTGGCTTTGATTTCTTTCACAAGAGTGTAAAGAAAGATACATACATGGCTAAGAACGTAAAAGATGGTAATGGTGAGTGTGATCCTCATAGTTGGCATTTACCTTTATATACTACGAAACACTCAGCACATGATCGTGTATTAGAAAATCAATATGTTAGTAAACTAGAGCGTGATGGTTTGCTTAAGTGGCATGTATTAAGCGACATGAAAAGAAATAAAGTTAAATATACTGGCTGGATGAAGGGCCAAAAGATAATAAGAAGTATTGCTAAGAAGACAGCGGTATCAAAAATCTAGCTATAACCTCAGCTATAACTTCTATAATTAATACTATAATAATCGGTAGTATATATTCCCACCAATCATATTTACCATTTTCGTTTAAATCAAAAAAGTTAAATTTCATTTTGCGCCACA